GTTTGATCGTTGGACCGCACACAGGATCCTCCTTCCTCTGGCGAGCCGCGCCCCGCAAGGGGAGGCGCGGCGAGACGGAAGTGGGACATCACATCGAACGGACTGGAGTTTGGATTCTCACAGCTATAGCTGAGAATTCCAATCACCTGAGCTGAAAGGGATGGTCTTCTGGCATTGTCGATAATGCTCTGGAGTAACCCGTGGAAGGCACCACGGCTCATGGTCTGAAATACTCTGTGGACGTGCTTGCCTTTGGTAATTGTCTCACGGATATGGAACCCGGTCATAGACCTTTCCTCCTGTGGTACTACTCTGCCAATGGCTTTCCGGTTGTGATGTCGTAACCAGACAGGAACACAACAGGTGGCTTGCCCGACTTCGCTCGGTCCCGGTTCACCCTCTTCAGCTTGTTCTCGTAGGCCCTCTTGAAGCGCTTCTCCGTTCTCATAGGGGCCCTCTTGGTCCTTCCAACCTTCCTTGCCTGGCCTTTCTTCCTATCAGACTTTTTTCCCGCCATCGGATTCTCCTTTCATCTTTGGACCGTATTTCTTGACCACCTTCGAAAGTACCTCAGTAAGTTCCTTCTTTTGTTTCTCATTGAGCGGCGCGATTTCTTCATCTTCCGGCATATCTTCCATAGTGCACTGAAGACAGATTGGAGCCGCCCTTTCTTCCTTCATAAGGTCTATGCCCGATGGACTCACATAGACCTTATGACCACAGCTGATACAAAACTTTATACTGGATCCATCAGCAATAAGATCCTGGGTTATATCGTTGACCCTCACGCACATGAGCCTCACTTCTTTCCCTTCTTGAGGCTCCTGAGTGTCCTTGTATCCTATCTTTAACTTCAAGGGACCTCCCTTCTACGTTCCTTATCTCGGTCTTCCAGACCCCGTATACGCCTCGTAGATGGCGATTTACCTACGCCTCTATACCAGCCTCTTCCTTACAGGCCAGGCTGGAAGCCCACTCTATAGTTGTCGGAGGGTATAGCAAGATCCTAGCACAGGGTCCAGAAAATAAATCTGGCCTTCAAGCTATCCTGTTATCTGATAGACTCTTGTAGGCCAAGATTTATCTTGACAGGTTACGGAACTATGATTCGTTTCTCGGACTTCATCTGCTTGAGAATAGCGATGGTTATGCCGATAGCTTTTGAGAGCTCTTGAACGTCGGTATTGATCTTGTTGACAACTGCGAAGATGTCTCCGATTTCTTTCTCATGCCTCAAGAGCATGATAGATACTTCGATTGGTGATAGTTGTTGGTTCTCAAGTTCTACGGGAATGCTTACTGCATCGGATGTTTCATTGGGTGAGGACTCCATCCTACTCCTCCTTCCTTCGGAACGACTACGTATGTGGGCTTATCTGCCTTGTACGAAAGGTCCATGGTGTGTTGGGTTCCCATGCTCGCTCCATCCCAGAAGACCAGGACAGCATCTGAGTAATCCACAATCAGCTTATTCCTCATGTACCCAGCTGATTTCCCGTTCTTGGACCACTCAGCCCTGAATATAGTCATCTTGAGCTCGTTGTCCTCCGCGTATCTCTCAGCCCTGAAGTCCACGCCATTTGCCCCGCCACTCACAATCTCTGTTGGTTCAAACCCTGCTATATCAAGGGCTTGCTTGATCTCGGGTGTGCTGGGGTGTAGTGTCCTAGACCCTACAATCGCCACCTTCATGGATCTTCTCCTTCCTTCCTTTAATTTTCCCTCCTTTTTGGTCACGCCCGCCCGCGAAGCGAGTGCGGGCGTGACCCTCACTTTACGCGTCCTTCCCGGCTGCCAGCGCCAGGATGTGCTCCACGTCCAGGCCGACGATGAGCACCACCACGCTCCAGATCGTCTCCCCGCCTTGGGCGAGCGCGAGCCAGCCGACCAGCGTGGCTACCTCAACTATGGTGTGGACCTGAGCTTCGAGAATCGAGCGCGTAGATACTTCGGTGCCGAATATCTTGAGCATGCTACCCCTCCTGGTTATAGGCTCCCGCTCCTGCTCCTGCTCCAGCCCCAGCTCCAGCTCCGGCTCCCGCTCCTGCTCCAGCTCCCGCTCCTGCTCCTGCTCCTGCTCCTGCTCCAGCTCCTGCTCCAGCTCCTGCTCCAGCTCCTGCTCCTGCTCCTGCTCCCGCTCCCGCTCCCGCTCCCGCTCCCGCTCCCGCTCCCATGGATCGCCGCCGTCATTTTTGGTTCTTCGGCAGCGGGTGCTTCCACGGGAAGGCGTCTGTCACCGTATCGAGGTTGAGAAGGCATGCCCCGACCGGCTCGACTTCGTCCAGTGTCCCATTCTTGATCGCCTGCATGAACCGCCCACTGTCCGCGATCCAAGAAGCATCCACCAGTACCAGGAACTTGCCGAGACGCTTCTCNACCAGGCCGAGCATGTGATAGGTCACGGTGCGGAAGAACCACTTCTGGCCGATCAATGAATCAAGCGAGTCCAGGTCCAAGGTCTCGACCTCTGCGCCGAACTGTGCTTTCAGCTTCTCGTAGGTTTCTTGGCTAACTTCGACTGTAGGCATTGCTATTTCTCCTTGTTCGGTTGGGGTTGCAGGTTCAGCCTGTCGCGATAGGCACGAAGAATAGCATCATACTTTTTCCAGTCAGACCGATCTGATTCTTTCCAGCGATCGCCGTCACTTCCTACATTGTCAAGCATCCAGTCCAGCGCCTCTAGCACCTCTGCGGTCGTGGGGGTCATTCGATTCCTCCTTTGTAGGCCCTTTAGCTCTCGAATCTACCACCATCAGCCAACCTTTGTACAGTCCATCCCTAGTCTCGCCACGCCGCCGCCGCAGGGCGAGCGCAGCGAGTGAACGGCGGCGTGGGCGTAGCATAAAATTAGGGATGAGGACGATGTTCCATCCTCATCCCATGGGTCGCTACGCAGCGGGCTTGGCCGCGAGAGAAGCGGACCGACGCTCGCGCTCGGTCTCGATCACCTTGTCGAGCGCGGCACGGTCCTTCTCGGTCATGTCGTGACGAGTGCCGATCACGGCCTCATACGCACGACCGATGTGACCCTTCCCAGCTGCGAAGCCGTTGTAGGCTTCCAGGGTCCTGAGTTCCTTCTCGTGACGCCAGAGCGTTCCGTTCACGGCGCGCTGGCCAGCCACGAGGGCCTCTCCGACCCTGAGCAGACTCCGACTCAGGATCCGAATCTGAATCTCCATCTCCTTCACCGCTTCGTCTTCCATGAGACTCTCCTTGTTTCGCCTTCGGACCATCCAAAGGCACAAACCGGGGCGAAGCAGGCCAGCCGCAGGCGATAGCGGCGAGTTTCACCCCGCCGCAAGATAAAAGATTCCGCGCAGCGGAATCGACCTTAGAGACTGAGCCCGTGGCTTTGGATGAGCCGAAGGCGAAACTACTGGGAGAGTCTGAGTGGAAGCGAAGCTTGGTGAAGGAGTGGAGATCCATTAGATTCGGGTACTAAGTCTGGAGTCTGCTCAAGGTCGGAGAGTCTCCGTGGATAGTCCAGAAGTGTCCTCTGTGAACGGGACACCTCTGGACGTACACGAGAAGGGGAAGCTCAGGATATGGGAGCCTACAAAGGAGATGGCTGGGTACCGTCTCATCTCTAATACTGGCGTATCAAGTGATAGCCAGCATTAGAGATAGACGAATGTTCTTGCCAAAGTACACTTTTCAGAGCCTTATATATAGAGGGACCTGAGAAGCCGAAGCAGCTCTGCTGCTGAGGCTTGTAGGGAGCGGGAGCCACAGAGGATCCAACTACGTGTAGTTGGACTCCTCTGTGCCTCTACCACCCTGAAAAGTGTACTTCTCGTAGACTAGTGGGGTAAGCTCCCTAATGTCAATGAGATACCCCCCTAGGGTGTATACCGTAGCAGCGCTGGTATAAGTGGACTGCCCTCTCATAGTACAAAACAAGGATCAAAAAGGGACCCAACGCCCCAAGTCATTCACAGACATAGAGTTAACTCACTTCCCCTTACAGGCCAGGCTGGAAGCCCGAGACTAAGGGTCGTAGAGGGGTAAGACCCAAGAAGGAGATTAAATGGAACCTCTTAAGCTACTTAAGTCTAAGAGGTCTAGTAGGCGTAGGGGATACACTAGACGGGGTAAGCACAAGTTAGCAGTTGAGTTAGAGCTGTCAGACAAGGATCTGGACCTTCTAAAGAACTACGCCAGGGCTGGGTTCCCGAGAGCCAGAAACGGCAAGTTCAGGCTTGGGGCGGCAGCTAGCAGGATCTTGGAACTTGGGATCCTATACCTATTTGAGAGGTACACGTATGGCCAAGATGAGCAGGAAAGTCAGGAAATCTCAGAGCGGGAAGCCTTGGACGAGGGGCTCCGAATCATCGACGCCCCAAGAGAGGCCTGACCCTAAGAGGCTTCCCGCTCCTCCTGAGGACATGCTCAGGATCCTCGTAAGCCCTACTGGTAGGGCTCTGGCGCAGATATTCAAGCTCGGTCAGGCCGTTACCAGGCACCTGGATGGGAAAGCCCTTCTTGGGCTGAATCGGGTAGAATCCAAGAATCTCATGGCTAGTGTGATCTTGTTATCAGTAGAAGCCAGGGATGCCTATATCCTGGAACGACTTGCAATGGAGAAATCTCATGAAGCGGACGGTGAAATCCCCAAAGAGCCAGAAGAGGCTCCAGCCGAGCCCAAAATCATCCTCGCCCACTAGGGTTGTAAGGGTCCAGACCCAGGAGCCCCTTGAGAAGATCAACGAGGAGATCGAGAAGGATCGCCATCTCTATAGGATTCTCCAACAGATCCTAGTAGAAGTGAGGGCGAACAGGCAATATACCCAGTTCCTACATACACTTATGAGCAGGTCGGATATCGGGAAGCAGGTCAAGCTTGAGTCTCCCGATGAAATCAAGAAGAAGATGAAGGCGCGAAGGGCTGAAATATCTAGGATCAACCAGCAGAAGCGCGAGGATGAGCGTACACCCCTAAGCCAGGAGGAGCGAGAAGCCTTCGAACGTGGGGAGGATCCTCCAGGAACCAGTTACGAGGAGGCGTAGTTGATTGAACCTATGCATCCTTTGTGGAGAGGTTCACGCCGGTAACATCCGTACCCACAGGTACATAAACAAGAAAACTGGAAAGACCGTGGATATCCACTGGGTCTTATGCGAGATCTGCAACTACCTTTCCAGAGTCGATAAGAAGACGTTCCGGGCTTGTGAAGAGAAAGCAATCGAGAACTGGAGTCATACGTGAGTCTATCCCAGATCTCGATCACATCTCCGAAAGGATCTGATCCTAGTTGAAAGGAGCACGTGAATATTGGGATGGAATTGGTGAAGTTGATCTCGTCCGACTCCCAGAAGGAGTCTCCAAAGCCAAGAGGGAAAGTCTTACAGCGGAACGTCTCGAAGCCATCGCCTCGTTCTTTGCGCTCCCGGATTGGGAGCGGGGTACAGAAGGTGTACCTGGAACGGATTCCGAGATGGCCGCTGCCGTACGATGCTCCGTAGCATCCATCAAGAAGTGGAAACGCCATCCGATGATGGTGGATCGGGTGACGGACAAGATCTACACGGCAGCCGTGTACGCCATGCCCAATATCCTTTTTGGCCAGATCATCGCAGCCTCTCCTATATTCAAGGAAATTGGTGACGGTAGGTACGAGGTCATTCCAGGAGACACCAAGGCTGCGAACTACGTAGGAACGATAGCGAAGCTTTTGAGATCTGGCAACATCACTCTAAATCAGAGCCAGAACTCATTCTCACCGCTCCAAGATGAGCACGAGCCTACAGATGAGGAGCTCCGCAAACAGATCCGAGAGCTCGCCAAGCGCGAGCTAAAGGGGGTGGACCTCCCACCTGAGTCCTGAAGCAAGGACTACGGAGCTCCTCCGCCTATATGAGAAGCGGGCAAAAGAACGACCGTGGAGGTACTACACGTCGGTTCCGTCCATTCTCCCGTTCCACAGGTCCCTTTCGCACATCAGGGTCCTAGCAGGCCCAAACCGTGGAGGGAAGACCACAGCCGGAGCCATCGAGTGCATCTCCTTCGCCACCGGATGGAACGAGTTCAGACAGCAGAAGTATAAGACCCCAGACCTCCATTGGGCTGTGGCCCTCGACAATAATCGAATGGGCTATGTCCAGCGGAAGAAACTCTTCGAGCTACTTCCACCGCAGGGTTACAGGTACTGGAGGCAGGACCAGATCATTGAGATGAAGAAGCAGTGGGGTGGATCTGAGATCCACTTGATGTCCGCTGAGGCTGGCCCCCAGAAGTTCCAGGGAGCTAATCCCAGAAGCGTCTGGATAGACGAGGAACCGAAGGTACACGGAGAAGAGATCTGGGATGAGATCTATGCCCGTATCTCTCCAGGCCAGCCTCTGGATATCTACCTCACCTTCACCCCGCTTCTTGGATACAGCTGGAGCTTCAGGAAACTCTGGGATCCCGAGTCCATCGAGAGGGCTCCAGGAGTTGAGACGTTCATCTTCAGTTTGTATGACTGCGCGATATCGCGTGGCGGGCACTACACGGACGAGGAGATCGAGCACTTCGTCGCTGGATACAGCGAGTACGAACGCAGGTCCCGTGTGTACGGAGCGTACTCTCTGGTTGGCGGCTCTCCGTACTTCGATCCCGATAGGGTCCATGCCTGCCGCGCACTTTGTCCAAAGGGGGTTTCAGCCACCTTCTCGGTGGATCCGACAAACCAGCCGCTCCTAAAGAAGTTTGGGGACGGAACCACCATTCTCTTCAAGGAGCGTGTGGCGAACCACCGCTACCTGGTGGGTGTGGATATCTCTGGTGGTGGCAGGAAGGACCGGTCGGTTGCTTACGTGATCGACCGGGATGATGACGCCGCCTGTGTCGCAAGGTTCAAGTCGAACATGATCGACCCAGAGGCGTTTGCCCGCGAAGTGGTGTTTCCAATGGCGCGGTACTATTTCAATGCAACCGTGGTCCCAGAGATCAACGGGGAGTATGGCGGTGCCTTCCTCACTTCGCTGCGAATGATCTACCCTTCAAGGATCTACAACCAGACTCAGTGGGATCGTGTAAAGAATCGGTTCACTGGGCAGCTTGGTTGGAGAACCCATGAAGGGACCCGTGGAATGATTATCTCGGCCCTTGAGAGGGCGATACGGGAGAAGAAGTGGAAGCCTACGTCTTCCCTGCTTGATGAGATGTGCATGATGGTCATCAAGGATAACGACAAAGTGGAGCATGTCGAGGGTGGGTTCGATGACGAGGCGTTCGCCGCTGGACTAGCGATGGCTGTCTACTACCTAAATCCAAAGGCCAAACGGATCCCAGAAGATCAAAGGGTCGAGATCTGGGAGAGGGCTGCGAGCGATGAATTGGAGGCTGTGATCTGTTGATTCCAGACAAGCCGGATCTACCAGAAGCTGAGCTTCCGGAACAGAAAGAGGAAGAAATTGATAGCCGGGAACTGGATGGCTGGAAGATAGGTCGCTCCCTTCTGCGATCCGCTAAATCCATTTCATCCAAGTTCCAGACTAAGTTCTATGACAACTGGAAGTTCCTCCTCGGGGAGAACCACTGGAAAGCACCTGCGAATACAGCCGCCAGGAAAGCAACTGAGTGGCAGAACCGTGGAGTCAGGAACTGGACCTTTGCCGCAGTGGACCAGAAAGCATCCTCGATCCTCTCTGCCGAGCCACGTATCACGGCGTATGCCTGGGGAGCCAACTCCAGCTTCATAGACCAGTACCGTGCTGCACAGGCCGTGGAGCATGAGCTGGACCGTATGAGGCGGAGGGAGTATGAAGAGGATGCCTTCTGGGATGGAGCCGCCTGTTCGATTGGTGTAACCAGAGTTGTTATTTGCCGGGATGAGCGCTCTGGAATGAAGTTCCTGAAACTTGAGTCCGTGGATCCAACAAGGTTCCATGTTGATCCCGAAGCCGACCGGCTCCATGAGTGCCGGTACATCAACTATGAGCCTGATATGGATATGGCGGACATCAGGAAGTACTTCCCGCTCACCTGGCACCGTCTTCTAAAAGAACCCGATAGGCAGTCACTTGACGTAACAACGGGGTCATTGTCCCTGGATGCTGATGTTCGTCAGTACCGCTCCAAGTCGGACTGGGAGATGGTCAGTTCTGGCGGTAGAGAGATCACGGGCGGCAAGGGACCCATGATCAGTGGTGTGCATCGGGTGTGTTACACGCTGATCAAAGACGATGAGGTCATCGAGGAAGTGGAGCGGAGGGTGCTCCAGGGAGAGCAGGAGGGCTACCAGTGCGCCCAATGCAGCTCCATCTTCTACCCCCCGGACCCAATGACCGATGTTGAGGAGATGGCGATGCCGGAGTCGGTCATGTGTCCCGACTGCGGCTCGGAGGCCGTGGCTGGCGTCACGATCCCTCCTGTGGAGGAACAGGGGGATACGGTACGGCGCTACAAGTACCCCTATGGAAGACTCATCGTCCACACGGAGACCGCACTTCTTTATGACGGTCCCAACCAAGATGAGATTGAGGAGCTCTTCTTCCCATTCGCTGTCTACTCCTACTATAGGATTCCTCATAGGTTCCTAGGGTATGGGGATGTGGATCTCCTTAGATCCGCCCAGAGTTCTGCGGACAGGACCATGGCCCAGCTACTGGATTACTTGAGGCTGTGTGTGAATGGTGTATTCGAGTATCCAGATGAGGCATACCAGTACGATGCCACCGGGAATGCACCTGGCCAGAAGGTTGCTCTGCCACCCAATCTGATTGGGATGGCTCGCACAGTCCCCCCAGCTCCAATCAACCTGGGGGCCGTACAGCTAGCTGAGGATATAGCAAAGAGGGACTTCGGTGAGATGTCAGGTATCACTCCCATCTCAACTGGTACAGCGCCCTCGGCTCCAAGCTCGGGGCGTGAAGTTGAGATGCGGCAGCGTGCTGCTGCTACCAGGCTTGGGGGACACCTGTTCCGATTCAATCAGTACAGGACGGACATAGCAAACATCGTCTGGCAGCTGATGTGGCAGCACTATAGGGAGCCCAGAATGGTCCCCATGAAGGATAGCCAGGGCCAGAAGGAAATGGTGGAGCTTGAGGTAAGGAGCCTGCCTAGGAACCTAAAGATGGTGGTCACGGCAGATCCGGATACCATCGAGAGAAACGACCTGACTGGACAGAATCTACAGGGCTTGATCACTCAGGGAGTCCTCCCAATGTGGCCCGATATGCTCCTACCTGCGATTGGAATCCCGGCTGGGATTGCAGCTCAGATTCAGGAGCGTATGAGGCTGGCCCAGGTGGAGCAGCAAATGGCCACTGAGCAACAAATAGCTGGTCAAGAGGGGATGCCACCTGAGGGGATGCCACCTGAGGGGATTCCACCTGAGGAGGCTATGATGGAGGGGCCACCGATGGAAGGGATGCCTGAGGAGGAGATGCCAGTTGTTTCCTAAGCCATTTAGCTGGAAGAAGCTAATAAAGATACCAGATCCACCCCCAAAGAGGTTTTCAGATCTTATCGAAGAGATGGATGCTACTGATGAGACCATCAATGAGTTGATTCTGGATATCAAAGAGAACAAGATTCCCCCAGAAGAGATGGACCAAGCCATGAAATACTTGGCAGACCTCCAGTACGACAAGAAGAAATTCATGGAAGAAGTTGATGCCATGGCTAAAGTCATTAATACAGAAAACCCAGATATAATTACACCTGATCCTCCTAGATACTCAGGAGACCCAGAGTATGCAGAACTTCCTGGCATCCCAGTACAAAGGATAAACAGTATTTGGTATAGGGTTGCTAAGGCGCGTTTCCGTCCGGATCTAAATTCTATTATCGGTGGAGGTGGACTATACGGCTCAATGCGAGCTTCAGATGAGGCCAGAACCAGAGAGAGGCAAGAACAGGAAATGGGCAGTATGGGGAAGGGGATGGAGGCGTTTGGCTACATGGTAGATCCTGCTGGTTCAGCTATGCAGGGCGCGATCATGAGAATGATGAAAGAGCCAAGAGTCCCCGGAACCCCTGTGTTCTCAAACATCCACAGGGAGTACTAATGGAAAACCAGAGTGTGATTGACCAATTTCGAGATTTGATGAAGAACACTTCCTCCTCCGCAATTACAACCGGTGGATGGGTGTGGCCTGGAAGCTGGTATCCGCACATCGGATGTCCATACTGTAACAGGTGCCCGTATTGTGGGCGTCCTTATCACACAGGTCCTTATGGACCGTACATCACTTGGTGCAGTACACCGAGCGGTAGCCAAGGATGTTCCTGTAGTACCGCTCAGGAACCCGAAAAGAAGGAGTAACAAATGCCAGAGCCCCTAACTGGTGGACTGGAAGGACTGGGTGCATACCCAGAACCGGAGGTCGTGCCAGAAGAGGTAGCATCAGATGCCCAACCGGTAGCAGTTCCGGAGGGTGCAGTACCCGTAGAGCCGACAGAGGAAGAGAAGATCCTCTGGCGGTGGCGTAACAACGAGCGTGAGATCCCACGCAGAGTGGTGAAAGAGATGGCGACAGCTCTTGACGCCCCCAGTGAGGAAGCGCTTGTGCAGTGGACCCAGCAGGGACGTGACTACAACTACTGGAAGAGCCAGCTCGATCAAGACCGTGAGTCCTTCGAGGAAGAGCGGCGTCAACTTCGTGCGAAAGAGTCAATGGTGGATAACATCATGAGGCAAATCGCAGAAGAGCGGTCGCTCCAGGAGGAATACCCGTCTGAAGGGCCTAGGGCGCGTAACGGCGCTGCCCCGCCCAGATATGAGATGCCTTCTCAGGTAGACGTAAACGACCCCAAGTCGGTCCTCAATGTGATCGCATCGTTACCTGCAACGCTGACCCAGCTTCGTTCGGAGATGTTGTCTGAGATCCGTAGAGATCGTATCGACCTCCGAAGACGGGAAGCGGAATACAAGATTGCAGAGAATGCGGTCGTGATCCAAAACGAGGCGGAGTCCTTCGTGAAAGAGATGAAGGATGAGGGTTGGGATGTTCCAGATCAGCTCAATCCAGAGCGATTGGTTCAGGAGTGTACCCGCCTGGGGCTGTCTCAGAATCCCGCCATTCCATGGCGAGAGGCGTTCGAGACGGCATTCGCCAAGATGGTCTATCGACATGGCCTGAGGCTGGGAGCCAGGAACATGGCCACACAGCTCACGACGAATCGGAAGGCAGAGTTCCGTACTCCACCCTCCAAGCCAGTCCAATCACAGACTACTCTTCCCAAGGATTCTCTCTTGGCTAAGGTAGAAGCTGCGAAGAAGATTGGGGCCAATGTTAGGATGTCAGACGCAGTTAACGATATGTAGGAGGTGGTTCTCGGATGCAGGAAATCCGAGACTCTAAGAATAAACCACATCCAGCACAGGTGATGACCACGCAGGCGGTTCATGCCTACTGCCGTGGCCATGCCACCAGAGGGTTCAGTAAGGGAATCCGGGACCGGGCTGTTAAGGCTATGGATCCGATCTCTACCGAGGTCGGGGACGACAACTCCGCGATCCCGGCAACCCGAGATCTTCCCAATACGAAGATCAAGGACTCATTGAACCCGGCAGGTGTTCTGTGATGGATTTCAAGAAAGATGTAACTTCAGTTAAGCGCAGGACTCTTGAGCAGAAAATCCAGGATGTGAAGAGTCCTCCCAAAAAGCAAAGGGACAGCCTGAATCCGTCCCAGAGCATCAGTGTTGTACGATCCTGGGACCTGAAGCCCAATCCGAAAGTACCAGAAATGCCGGACGGCCAGGGTCAGTACCAGATGAAAAGGAGCGTGAAAAACTAATTGGCTACAACTCCGTTACAGCTTAGTACCGTCAACCACTCAATAGTCATCCCGACAGTATGGGAGCCGATGTTCGAATTCACGGCAAACCAGCCTCGTGGGTTGGCTGAGCGAGTGTGGAACATTTCTGATAGGGTCCAGGGAAGTGGGAATACCTATAACCTGACGATTCTACCGGCATATGCTCCAACTGCACCGACGGGAACTGCGCCTGACCAGAGCTTTGCTTCTGGTAACGTGATGACATGGGTTGGCGATGATAGCACGAAACAGGCCAACTATGTCACAGTCGGAACACCTACCCAGAAGCAGATCAAGTTCCGTCTGAACAACATTGCCATCAAGCTGGATCCGGATATCCAGACATTTAGCGTTTCGGATCTTGCTGAGGCGTATACCCCGGTCCTTGCTGAGTCGCTCTATCAAGCGATTGAGCTTGAGCTATTCTACTTGATTGGGAATACGACTCTGTGGCCGTCGAACGCGACGTTCGAGATCGGGACGGATGCTACGCCGTTCTCTGAGGCTAACTTCCTGTCTGGTCTTGGGACACTTCTGACCAATGCTAAGGACAAGTTGGCACCTGGTGATAGTGAGATTTTCGCAGTTTATGACTTGAACCAGATCGACAACGTTCTGAACGTTGGGAACATTGTCAACGCTTCCGTCCGTGGCGAGAAGAACGGCGCTGCGATGACCGGTCGGATCAAGACCGTCTACGGTGTTGACTTCATGTTCACCGGGAACGTTCCGACTCAGGGAGCTGGAAACTCCAACTTCCTATTTGCACGTAAGGCGATGGCATACGGGCGTAAGTCTAATGCCAAGATCGAGACTGATCGTCAGGATTTGATCACCAAGATCATCGCCCACTGCATCTGGGGAGCAAATCAGGTTCACCAGGTTCTGGGATTCCGTCACCTGACGAACTAGTAGTTTAACTTAGTTATGCCAGTGGTGGGGGGCTTAGAATACCCCCCACCACAGGAGGGGGAATGAAAGACCAAGAGTTCATCACAGAGGTAGATCCTACTGCCATACGTAGGGAAGATGCCGACGTTAGTGATATTGATACGATCCCATGGAAGTATGCCCCAGGAGGGCATCTTCTGGTAGACCGTACCTCTCTCATCGTTGGACCGGTCGGTCACAAGAACCCGATCCGTCTTCCTCACCCATATAACAAGGTTAACCAGCCTTTTGTAGGTAGCTGTTCCAAACCAGGGCCGGGCAATGCTGGATGCTTCTCGTGGAATAGGTGCCCGTTTGCTAGGTGGGCTGAACGCATGAGGGGGGCTGCCAAAGCTCCCTGGAATGTGATTCTAAGGCTTGGGGCTCAGACTACCGTAGCACCGTGCTACCACAATTATGTAGGTGTAGATCGTAGGGGTTGGCCAGTCCATGAGGGTGGTGGAATTAGTAAGGGCTGGAGGATCGTTGATAGTAAGACCACAAATCCAACCAAGAATGCTTACTTCACAACGGATCCAATTACCGGTACTCGCACAAGGCATGTGGATATTGTGGAGCGTGAGGTTCCAGATCTTGGCCCTATGTATGCAAAGCTTACGAAAGAAGACTGGTCGCTCAAGGAAGCAGATGACCCAGTAGAGGAGATGTATGATACGGGAAAAGAGCCTTGGGAAGCTGCCACTGGCATGGGAAAACGAGAATGGGGAGATCGAATCCAAGCTGGTGGAGCAGTTCGAGGTTACAGCCACGGGGAAGGACGTACAGGAACTGAAGGGTATGCTCAGGAAATCGGCGGAGGCGAATACCCAGAGGAAGAGTATCCTGAACAGGAACCTACCGAAAATCAAGATTACGGATCCCTCGGGGAGGATACACCACGTCCGGTGCGACCGCGAGGACGCCCTAAGGGATCAGGGATGGGGAAGATTGGCAACAAAGGTGTCCGTAAGAATGCCCATGGCGTCCGAAGAGCTCGCAAGAGCCCTGGGATGGGATCGGAAGGTCCTCCGTCCGGGCAAGAGAAGCTATAAGTACTCTCAAGGAAATCTAAAGGAGGTAGTGTAATTGGCTACACAGTTTAACAGTCTTCAGTCGTTTTCTGCAGGTGGTATGACACATACTGTTTTGGAGCTTAAGCTAATCACCTCAGGAACAACGGTGACTTATACCCTAACGAATTTAGCACCAGTTGCCATCACGTTCTACAATAAAACTACGGGTGCGCTTCCATCTGGAGGGACATTTGTGGAATCTACTGGCGTTTATACGTCACCGACTATGGTCGTAAATGATGTGTGTGAGGTTGTGTTTACTACTAGGTAAACTGTCCATGCCCCGTAAGAATCCAGAGCGAGTAGAGCACAAGTACCTGTCATGGAGAGACGTTTTCACTAAAAAGAAAATGGTGATAGATGAGTCTTTTAGCAGACCTGGACATCGTAGCCGACAGGACAAGCAGAGCAGCAAAAATTATCAGGCTCGCAGAGAGGCCGTCCGTCGAAGTCAATCCAGATGATGATGACATAAAGTTCACACTCAGGGAGGAAGATAAAAACTCGATTCGGTCCAGGTCTGATCCCCTCCTACGGGAGGCAAACCAAGCATGGAATCGAGTCAAGTCCGTCGTTACTGGAATTTAGTAAACCGATGAAATATATTGAGGGTGAAGTCCTAGCACTAGGAAGGAGCAGAGTAAATGGCACGTGAATATACCGTAGGAGGAAGCAACATCACAGTGGCTGGGGCAACCACCCTAATCTCTATTAGGCCCAGCACAACACTCGCGCTTGAGATTCTGAGAATGTGGGTGGCGTTTTCTGGTAACGCTACAAGCGCCCAGACTAGGATCCGCGTTGAGATGCAGAGCGGTACAGCACCGACGCTTACCGGCGCGACACCTCAGAAGCTCAAGCAAGGGGATCCAACCAGTGGGATCGTCAGCGGTACGACTGGAGCTGCTGGGACTACGGGGATCAACGCAAGCGTGGAGGCGGGGACCAAGGCAGCCATTTGGGATGACGCCTTCAACCATCTCAACGGATGGCTGTGGGTCCCGACGCCGAGGGAGACGCTAATCCTTCCGGCTGGAGGATCGGCCTTGGGTCTGTTCTTCCCCGCAGCACCTGGTACGCTGACCGGATGGTCGTTCGGTCTCAACTTCGCAGAGCTTGGCTAATAGACCATGAGACGGTCCGAGACAAAACTCGGACCGTCTCTAGGAATCGTATAACCGATGGCACTGGGCGGGTCTCTCGTAGGGGCTGCACTGCACTCCAACTCGGACGCGAGCGTCTACACCTATGCCTCCGCTACCTACTCGAACAACCAACTCTACCTTCTCTACACGTGTAGCTCGATAGCGACCGGCACGGCCCCTAGCGTAACCAGCGTGACTGGTGGGGGTCTCACTTGGGTCGAGGTCACGGCTGCTGGTGGGCTTCCCTATTCAGGAACGGTGCGCCGCATCCAGGTGTTCCGCGCTCTCGTCACGAGTGGGGCCGGGCCAGGTGCGCTGACGATCAACCTCAACGGAACCTCCACGCAGATGGACGCCATCGTCATGGAGATGACTGGAATGGACACGAGCGGGACAAACGGTTCTGGGGCCATCGTTCAAACCGCAACGGCCACGGGGGTCGCAAATGAACTAATAATCACGCTCGGCTCGTTCGGAAACTCCAACAACCGACCCGTGGCTGGAATAGGGTACAGGGCCAACACGACAGGTACGCAAGAAGCAGGTTATACGCTGATTCAGACCGCAGGTCACAACCTCCCTATTGGAGGCTCGATCGTGTTCTGGCATGTCGCCACAGCGGAGCTGACGCCGAGCGCGAGCGGCTGGGGCGCGGTCGAGAACGGCGGCATCGCCATCGAGATCAAGGCGGCAGCCGAGGAGCCGACAATGCCCTATAATCCGTGGCTCTCTAGGGGTCCGATCACGGCGCAATAAATGGCGATCTACTACCAACCACCGCAGCCATTCTTAGGGAGTCGGCAACCTCTAGAGGGTAGGAAGCTGACGCCGGACTCCACGGACAACCCACCGTTCGGCGGGAGGCGACTCCTCTGGACGGTCCTCGCAGCCTGGCAACTCGTCGCGCCGCCGCTCCAACTGAGGCCAGGAATCGTTCCCGAAGCCGCAGCGGTCGAAGCGCCGGTTCTCTCGTCTCGTCCATGGTTCCCTGCCGTCATCGCTTCGTGGCAGGCCGAAGTACCGGCCTCCACCCAGAGACGCATATTGCCGCCGGAGTCTGCCCCGGACGATCCGCCGTTCGGATCTCGGCCTTGGCTCGGTTCCGTTCTCTCAAGCTGGCAATTCGATCTCAAACCGGAAGCGGCTCCGAGGCGAGTCGTACCGGAGGAGGCGGGACCGCCAGCGGACGATCTGCCGTTCGGTCTCCGACCCTGGCTTAGCGCCGTCTCTNATTATTGGAACCAACCCGGTCCGCTCCCGGCCAGACCTCGCCTCACTCCGATCCTCTGTGGCGGCATCANGAGCGCGAGCGGCACGATCACATACCAGAACAACGAACACGGCGACACGACCTCGGACGGCATCCCAGGCTCATACAGCTTCATCGACATCTCTAAAAAGATGCCGCTGGAGTTGGTCGAGCTTGGGGCCCTCGGCTCTCAGAAGCTCTTTGATGCGGTATCGAACATCAACAACGGCGGCACATGCCCCGGACCGACTTCGTTCATCGCAGAAGACTCAACGGTGGTCTTCCGCTCCACGAAGACGTTCCAGGTTTCGGCGACGGGAGCCATTGGACGCTCGACACGACTTGGGCGGAAGGAGGGCACTGGCCTCAAAGCCGGGGGCAGTCACGGCGTCAAGATGTACGCCAGTCCGAACTCCTTCTCCTTCCGAGGTCTCACTGAAATCTACGACAGCCACATCATCAACGCCTCATCGGGCCTTGGGAGCATCAGTTTCTTTCCCGCAGTCGATGACACTGGGGAACTGATCGGTTCGATCTTCGAGAACCCAGTCGGACCAATCGGGTCTCTTGGTACCGCAACCTTCCGCCTGAGCAACATCTTCGATTGCACCTTTGTCCACAAGCCCAGCCTCTCCAATTCCATGTCCATCAACGTAAACCACATGGAGCAGGTGACCTTCGTGTGCGTCGCTGGTGGGACCGTGTGCCTGCCGTTCACCGGAACCCTGCAAGCGCGTGACATCTTCTTCGCGGGATCCCCTTCCAGTTGGGACCTAAGACCGCAGAACGCGGCGGCTGGCGGGACGATACGTAATCCCACATGGAGTCGCGTTGTCCCGCAGATCGGGCCTTCGGTCACCACCTCCACATACGAGACCTGGGATTATGGTGTGCTCATAGAGGATAAGACCACGGCTGCACCGCTTGCGGGCCTTGCTGTTGAGTTGTTGGACAAAGACGACGTAACGGTAGTCGATACCACGACAGACGCCACCGGCCAGATAGATTTTGACGCTCTTGGGGCGATAGAGTTCGGAACCGAGTTGTATAAGAACTGCGTGGTGGTCGTGCAGCACGCGGCTGGGGTTCCCGAGACTCCATCGTATAGGGGACCGTGGACTCTGAAGGTGAACCACAAGGGCACAATCAATCCAGCCTACGAGACCTACGAGCGGAAGATCGACTGGCCGTATGAGGACTATGCCTACGGAAGACAGTACAAGAAAGTCAACATGGTGGTTTCACTCGGACCACCTCCAGGGCCGGTTCCAGAGCCTCCGGTAGGGTGGATTGAGAAAGTAGGGTCATAGTGGCACTACCAACCTGGGCGAATCTTGGACCAGCAAGTGGTGGTACGGGTTCGATTACCGTAAACTGGCCAAACAACTATGCCACGAATGATATTGGGCTTCTGATATGCCAGTCGTCCAACGAAACAGTTACTGAGACAAGCGGTGGGTGGACTCAGGTTGTAAACTCACCACAGGGTACTGGGACCGCTGGTGCTCCACTGTCAACGAGGATCACGATGTTCTGGAAGCGGGCAACTGGTTCCCCTCCAGATGATCCAGAACCACCGGCCCAGCTTGCAGATGCTGGAGACCACGTAAACGGGATCATAGCAGTCATTCGTGGGTGTCCGATCACTGGGAACCCAATACACATCACATCTGGTGGTGTGGATGCTGTTTCTGATACGAGCCTGAACATTACTGGGCCGACAACCACAATTGACGAGTGCCTTGTGATTATAGCGGCCTGTCATGGTCTCGATGTTCCAGACCCACATTGGTCTGGTGAATCAGCTCCAAACCTAAGCGGTCTTATTGAGCGCTACGACAAGTCCATCACGATTGGGAATGGCGGCGGTACAGCCATATGGAGCGCGACACTACCAAGTAAGGGACCAGTAGGTAATTTCGAGGCGACCGGTGTAGCGGCGACACTCAAGGCGTATATGGTAGTTGCCTTTATACCGAAGCCTAAGCTTCTGAATACGGACCTCATTGAGGGAAACACCGGCCCGTGGGTCCCGTGTAATTATGGTGGTGGTGGGACGTTCACTATGTGTGTCGGTGGCCCGGACGGAACGATCATCACGGCAAGCAACTTGGCTGGTATCTATATCAGCAGAGACCGTGGAGATAGCTGGACCCCGATAGGGAACAAACATGGGTTCAACGACCAGTTCGTGGCGGCGGTGGCATTCGATCCGGTGGATGCCAAGATCATCCATGCAGCTACATCCCATGGGATCTATGGGACAGTTGATGGTGGATCCAGCTGGTCCAAGAGACCAACTGGAGTCACACCAGAGCCATGGATAGCAGATATCCTACCAGCTGCGTCGGATCCGAATATCGTCTATGCAGCCTATCACGATGACTTTGATGACCCGGATACCGGGATTCTAAAGAGCACAGATCGTGGCCTGACGTTCCAGGATGTTGTGGATGATCTTCCCACAAATCCACCCACCGGCCTAAGGGTTCTGAGGCTGTGGGTTAATACACAGAACCCGGACATTCTCTACATCGTTTCTGGACGGCACGATTTCAACAAGACCGCAGAGGACTCGATCTGGAAGAGCACGAATAGCGGCGTAAACTGGACGAGGATCAGTGGACCACTGGAGGCGCTGGGCGTCGTGTGGGACTGTTATATGGACCGGAACACCCCGACAACCTTGTGGGCCACGATCTACACGGGCGACCCATACACAACTCCGTTCAGTTGGGCCGGGTCCACTCACGTTTCTCTGGACTCGGGTGCTACCTGGACCCAGAAGTCTACCCACACAGGTAGCATCATGGTCAAGTACGGAAGCTCCAACGTGATCTGGTGCTCTGATAACAAAAGAAACTTTGGGGCTGCTGAGGAAGGTTTCTGGGAGTCTACCGACACCGGAGACACGTGGATCAAGAAAAGCAACCTAGGAGACTACGACTGTGGTTGGCAGTCTAATCCTGACCGCTCATATGGATCCTCGCTGTACGGAGTTCCCCATACGTTTGGTCAGGATCTCTCGGATCCAAACAGTGTGTACCAAATCAGCGACCAGTTTGTCCATGGATCGTTTGATGGGGGAGATGTCTTCCGAAACTTCTATACGTACCAGGTTCCTGGAGGGACATGGACAACTCGTAGGGTCGAGAATCTGACCATAGCTGATATCAGGATCAGTCCAGCCAACAAAAGCATCATCTACAGCGGAGCCTACGACACAGGAATTTGGAGGAGCATTGATGGGGGGTATAGCTGGGAGATATGCAACTCCCCAGACTTCACAGAAGACTGGAATGGCGAGGGCGGGAACACCTGTACCATCATGCCAGACCCGGCCAGGAGCAATTTTGTGTGGGCTGCACATGGCAGAACCGAGATTACAGCCAACCTCGTTAAGAGCAACGATACCGGTGAGGCAGGAAGCTGGTTTGCCACTACTGGGATCCCGGCGAATCGGTTCGTGTATGGTCTATCTCTTGATAAGAGAAGCCTGGTTTCCTCAAGGATCCTGTTTGTAACCGCTGGGTTTAATGATGACAAGACCGGTGGCGTCTACAAGAGCACTGACGATGGGATAACGTGGACACTCGTTCTCTCTGGGGCAGCGGATGCTGCACCCAGAGTCACGGCTATAGACGCTGTTGATTCCAACCTAATATATGCTGGTGGTGAGGGTGGATTCTGGAGGTCCACCACTGGTGGGGGATCTGGATCGTGGACTCTACTAAGTACCCCTTCGGATTTTGTTGGGACTACTGGTACCAGCAGCCTTGGTACTCTTACTTGGACTGGAGTTGCATGGATTGAAGCAGATCCCACTGTGGCGAACAGGGTATATGTCTGTGCATATGGGACCTCTACCGACAGGGGGTTATATCGTAGCGATGACCGGGGTGACACATGGACCAAAATCTACAGTGGTGACTTCATACGTCGATGTGCGATACACCCAACCAACTCAGACCATATCTTCGTGGCCTCTGGTGCTTCTACGACGGCTCCTTCATCCTCCTCATACCTATCCAGTGGGATTCTGAGAAGCATTGACGGTGGGACCACGTGGAGGTCCGTAAACGACAACCTAGCATGGACGCTAGCCGGTCCCATTGCAGTCGGTCCAGGGATGCCATACACAGTCTTTATAGGATCCATGGGTGGCGGATTCTTCAAGAGACAGTTTGATACCCTCTGGTGGAATGAAAAGGTGGTTCAGATGATGTCGCCCATCGAGAAGACGGGAACCCTGATTTCCGTTACGGAGAAAACCGGGACCCTAGTATCCATGACTGAGAAACCTGCAACATCCATAACCTGGACAGAGAAGGTGTGATGAATGGCTGAAAAGTGGATCCAGAAGATGCATTTGAAGAAAGGTGCCCTTCACAGGGATCTTGGGGTTCCCTCTGGGAATAAGATCCCTGCGGTCATGCTTGAGGCGGCGGCGCAGCGCAGTGGGACTGTCGGGCGAAGAGCTAGACTTGCACAGACCTTTAAGAGGATGAAACACTAGATGGGTGCCACCGCAGATCTGGTTCTGGCGCTGAGGCATGACATCGGTGAGGATAGTGCTGCCAATTCCCACCTTGGTACGACTTCTGTTATTCCGGTTGAGTGGCTGAATCAGGCCCAGAGGAGACTGTGTGCCTCGGGGAATCTTTTGGTAAGTGGGTGGTATGGTAACTCTGATCCTGCTGTAGAGTTCTATATTGTACCCTCAGATTACTACAGGATTGTTGCTCTTCACGTGATTGATGGTACCACTCGATACAAGATCAACCCAAATCCTGGAGGGATCAGACACAGAAGCAAAACAACCGTGGGGCAGAATATCCCCACCTACTACGGGATGTGGGGTGCCAATGACTCCAGTGGAAACAACAAGGACGTTATCTTCTTTGAGCCAAACTTCAACGTAGCTGGGAAAGTCATAGAGGTCTATGCAGCTCAGATGCCCAAGACAATGGTGGATGATACCCAGGGTCCTGAGCTTAATACCTACTGGCAGGATGGGATGCTTACGTACTGCCGTATGAAGTTCTACCTGAGAATGGCGAATGGCGACTCAAGCTACAGAACCATGGCTCAGGATGCAAGATCTGAGTGGGAGTCGTTCGTACAAGAGGCCAAGAGGTTCCGTTGGCCGACGGGTATGGATGTACCCTCGCTTCCCGTTGATCTCATGGAATATACGGTGGAGAGGTAGTGCCAGAAAAGCCATACAGCATCCATAATTTTAAGGGAGTTGACTTCCGGAATGCTGCCGGTCTGGAGCATGGGAAGCTGACCGACCTGATCAACTTCGTACCACACCCGGATGGATACCTCCAGGTACGGGGCGGATGGAACAAGCCCACATTCATTGGTGGAGGATGGGATGCATCCTCACCCATTGTAACAGGGAGCACCACATCCAAGATTGTTGGAGCTCAGGATCATCGAAGCACCTACCCAGTGGTCGTAACCAGGACTGCTGGTGGAACTTACTCAGAGGATCTTTCCAATCTGGCCTACATGCCTATGTTCACGGCTGCCGCAGCTACGGAGAGATTCTGCATTGGGTCACCGTCCACATTCAGTTCCTTAACACTGTACATAGGGAGGGCTGGGGTTAACCTTCCGATAACCTGGTATTACACTAGGCCCGGTGGTCTTACCGTTCTAAGTGGAGTTACTGAGCAGTTTACTTCCACGGGTGAGAAAACAATCAGCTTTATACCGCCAACCAGCCCAGAATGGGGCGGCGAGTTCTTCAACGGATACTTTGGGTTCTGGATCATTGCTGAGGTTGGGACTCCAGGTGGTGGCCCGATCATTCCGTATATAGCAAAGCAGAAGGTTACATACGATGGCCAGTCCAGGAATACCCTGATCATAGCAAGCTCTGATGCCTCTGTAAGCACTACAAGCATGAAGGTATGGAGATACGGACCCGATGGGGTTAACACCAGATTTCTCGGAGTAGATACCTTAGGGCTCCTTACCCAGCTGGATGCGCCTGTCCGTTTTGCAACCAACAATGGTGTCCTGTACTTCGTGAATGGGAACACCATGAGGCGGTACCAGGGTGATCCAACTTTGAATGCCAACATAGGGTTCACTAAGCCATCTTCTACTGGGTTCAATGTTGCTACCGGTGCAGCTGGTCTGCTCAATGGGTTCTTTAACTATGCAATATCCTATGGGTATGGTCCAGCTGGAGAATGGGGAGAAAGTACACCACTGGTTTGGACTGGGACAATACCTAATCCCATAAATACCAAGGTAGATGTTACCTTCCCGACCGAGGTGGCAACCATTTCCCGTGGTATAGTTGACGTAATCTATATTTATAGAACTCAGGATATGACCGGCGTGGATGTGAACTCAAGGAACGCAGTCCCGCTGTTCCTAATTGCCACTCAGTTAAGGCAAGAGGCTGACGGACTGTTCCCAGCCACGTATGTAGACAATACTCCTCCACTCCCGAGTCCTACAAGGCACATGGATCTGAACGACCGTACACCCCCGGAGAGATGCAAGTTCATCATTCTCCACAAGGACCGGATGATCCTTTCTGGATCCAGAAAGTTCCCTGGAAGGGTCTGGAGAAGCTACCCAAGAGAGTATGAGGCTTTCGACCCGCTAGACTACCAGGACTTTACTAGGGTTGCTGGTGGAGGGGTTACAGGACTGGCAGACTTCAACGACATGGTGATTGTCTTCACAGAGAGTACAACCTATGCCCTCGCCAATGTAGACCAGGATGAATGGTCCCCACTTGTTGTCCACCCAGGGATTGGATGTATTGCTCCGGATACGATTGCCGTTGGGTTTGGTCTTCTGTTCTGGCTCTCCAAGGAAGGATACTGGAAGTGGGATGGAGTAAACCCACCTGAGCACATATCCAAGAGCATGAGGGTGTTCGACTGCTCCCATGTTATCCATGGCCGAAGTAGGGGAGTAATCACTGAATTCGGGTACGAAACAGAGCTTATCCCATTTGATCTAGGGGTAAGGAACTGGAGCACAGCCTGGCCAGCTGGAGTCTACAACAGCCTCTTCTCCAAATTGCGTTATGATATACGGAGCGGAGAGTGGGCTAGGATCACATCCGATATGGCAAATGGGACAACTACACAGCCGATTGCCACCGTCCACTGGCCGCACTACTCGACTTACGAGGGAAGATCCGGTGCTCTGTACGGGAGGTATATCAGTGGAGGCTCTTCAACGGATCTCATCCCGTTTATTGGTGCAGCTGGTAATCAGGATGATGGGACAGATATTACTGGCACCATCAAGGTTCCATTTGGACCCCATGATGGGAGTAGATTGAGGCCGCTTAAGTGGACCATCCATGCGAGTGGGGTCACCACACCGGTCATGGTTGTCCAGGGCCTGAGCTATCTTGGGTACAAGCCGTCCATTGCCACCACACCGACAACAGACGCAGCCAGCTGGTACTCAGCGTATAAGGGAATGTTTGCTGATGTGGGGCGTGGGAGCGCGAACCTAGAACTGCAATTCCAGTGCGTTTCCAGCCCACCTGCAGAGCGGCAGGCATTTATCTATGCATCCATGCTGGATACCCACAGCCAAAAGAACTCAGGCGACCTATGATTAACCCTACCATTGTAACAAAGAAGGACATCGTGGACGGGTCGATCACCATGCCCAGGAGGGTGAGGTACGACCAGCCTACCACTGGTAAGTACAAGAGCACCAGAGTGTGGATAGCATTTCCAGCATCGAACACCCTGTACCCGATCCCTCACTCACTCAGGAAGGTACCGACGATCTGGACCGTGATCTCGTGCTATGCAAAGGGCGCAAGCGCCCCCATCGTTTATACAGACTTTCCACTTCCATTTTCCAACTATGTTGCTTGCTTCAAGTGTAATACGGCTGGCGCATTCGCAGAGATTGAGCTGCGCTAACAAAGAACGGAGGGTATTCAATGGCTCTACCAGAACCCTATAAACCACCAACCAAGCCACCCACAGGTGGAGTTTTGCCCGGTCTACCTCCTCCGATTCCCGGAGGTCCCAGTCGTGGCAGCCCACGTGGGATTGGCTCTTATGGGGGATCATTCGGAGCAGCTGCTTCCTCCAGATTTGGTGCTGCAAGAAGGGCAAAGCCCTATGGGGAAGATGAGGATCAGGAAGTAGAGGTACCAGGACCGATGCCACAAGTACCCGGAGTTAGAGGGCGCGGGCAACCTAAGATCCAAGCTCGTCCTCCAGCACCTTCCCAGCAATATACAGACGACCTAGCCACGACTGATTATATAAGAGAGAACCAGGGCATGATTCACCCGTACCAGGGAATATACGGGTATGAGACCTGGGAACGACCTCAGTGGTGGAGGCGTTTTGGTGCCCCTAAGGAAGTGATGAGAGGTATGAACCGTGGCCGGGGGATTGACCCCATGGGATACCAAATTGGCATGAGAGATATTCCCACTAGGGAGCGAATGCAGGAGATGAGCAACACCCTTAAGAACTGGTATGGTGGGCCTCCCATGACCGGTGGACTTGTCTCCAGTGAAATGATGGGTAGAGCCAGGAGAGCCCCAGGTAGGGCTTTCTCAACTGCAGCCCAAAAGAGGCGCAGGGGACTAGAAGATAAGGATCGGAGGG